GACGAGATGGCGAACGCCGAGGAGGACGAAATCTGCGACGTGCGCGACCTCGTGTGCGCCTTGCAGATCTTCCTCAACTGGTGGGACGGAGAGGCAGCCGAGGGCGAGACCCCGCAGCCCTTCGCCACGAACGACGACAAGCAGGACGACACGGAGGCACAGATGGCCTACATCGGACTCGGCGTAAGCGCCGACACAATCAAGGCAGCGAAGGACGGAACCGACGAGACACGGCTCGCCCTTCGCGACGAGGTGCTGAAGGCCCTCGACCTCACAGAGATCATTACCGAGACCGCTAAGGCGGCTCAGCGAGAGGAAGTGGACTTCCTGAAGGCTGAGCTGGAGCGGATCAAGGAGATGGCAGCACCGGGCGGACCTGCACTCGCCCGGACGCAGGCACAGTCCTCGAAGGCGCTCGACGCAGAGAGGACCAAGAGCGAGGCCGACCGGCTCCGCCACGTTGCAGCACAGATCACCGCCCCCGAGACCAGGGGTGCCTACGAGATGAAGGCACTCCAACTCGACAAGACCGCCGCCGAACTCCTCGGCAACTAACCCCAAAGGACTAATCATGGCTTTCGAGGCCCCCCGTATTGACGAGATGTTTGGTGGCTTGCCCGCCGAGCAGCGCGTGGACAGGTTCGAGGCGTACAAGAGCGCCCTCAGCCAGTGCCACGCTAAGGCGCTGTCCGCAGCTTCCCGAGGCGAAGTCTCCTTCGCCCGTGAGCAGGGCATCGTCAAGACCGCAGGCGTGCGACCTGAGGCCGCTATCGAGGAGCTCCGCTCCGAGATGACGACCAAGGCGATGAGCGCCGAGCAGATCAACGATGTGCAGAGCGCACTCGACCGGCTCGCCGACATCCAGAAGGACTGGACGCTCACCAACCCGCTGACCGGCAACGGTGGCTACAGCAACTACGGCCTGGTCCCCTACGACCTCGACCCGGCGCTCGCCCTCCTGATCCCCCGCAGCTTCATCCTCCGCAACTCGATCAGCCGCATCGGTGGCATCGGTCAGGCCAAGGAGTACCGCCGCATCCTCGGCGTGTCGGGCTCGAACTACGGATCGGCGCAGAACACCGCGACGACCTCGACGTTCTTCACCTCCGCATCGGCCAACAACGGCCCGTTCGGTGGCACCGGCTCGTCCCTCAACCTTCAGCGCCCGCCGAAGATCAGCTACACCGCTGACCGGCACGTTGTCGGGTACGTGGAGCAGGGTGTCTCGGACGAGGTGAACATGCAGGCCCAGTTCGCCTCGCAGGGTTACACCGACCTTCGCCAGCTCTCGCACACCGCCCTCATGTGGTCGCACATGATCGGTGAGGAGCGCAACCTCCTCACCGGCGTCGGCTCGGGAACCGGCTACATCGGAGCCATCGCTCAGCCGACCTCGGCCAACGTGTCCGTCGCAGGTGCCACCGGAGGCTCACTCGCCGCCGCGACCACCTACTACTACACCTTCACGTTCTCGTCCTCAGCGGGCGAGTCTCGTGCAGCGGCCATCGCCAACACGACCCCAGGCACCGGCAACGGCACCCTGAACTTCACGTTCTCCTCGGTCCCGTCGAACGCCATCGCCATCAACGTCTACCTCGGCACCGTGTCGGGTACGTGGACGCAGAAGGTGACTACGACCAACGCAGCGGCCAGCATCACCTCGGTCGGCAGTGGCTCGTACACCGTCAGCACCTCCGCCGACAACGGCTCGGCCAACGCAGCGGGCTATGACGGCATGGTGGCGACGTTCACCAACTCGTCGCTCAGCGGCTACACGAACGCCCTGAACACCACCCTCTCCACCACGGAGCCGGGCAAAGAGTTCCAGGACGCCTTCGCCAGCCTCTACCAGAGCGTGATTGCCGACCCCGAGGCCATCATCACCACGGGCGCGGTTCGCCGAGAGCTTGCCAAGACGATTCAGACGCAGACCGGCTCCACCGGCTACCGTCTGAACCTCGAAGCGGGCGCAGATGGCGTGACCATCGGCTCGGTCGTGTCGGCCATCGCCAACGAGTACACGGGCCGCATGGTGGACGTGATCGCCCACCCGTACATGCCCGCAGGCGTCGCCCTCATCTGGTCCAAGACGCTGCCCTTCCCGGACAGCGGCGTGTCTGAGACGACTCAGGTCGCCAACGTGCAGGACCTCATGGTGCTGGACTGGCCGGTCGTGCAGCTGAGCTATGACTCCAGCTCGTACCAGTACGGTACGATGATCCACCGGGCTCCCGCCTGGTCAGGAGCCATCACGGGCATCCAGTAGTAGCCCAACATCGTTCACCGGGGAGGTGAGCGCCCGCTTCCTGGCGGTTGTCTCCCTACAAGGCTCCCTCCCCGGTGGACCCCACACAACAGGAGACACCCACCCCATGCCACGACTGATCGGACCCGACAAAGGTGCAATCGAGGTAGGGGTGGGTGACTCCGTTGTAAGGCGGCAGAAGGACGGGACGTTCCACGTAGGACCGCACACCGCCGCACTCATGCGCAAGACCGGCGACTTCACCGTCGCAGGCACCAAGATCAACGGGCGGGGATTCGTCTGCCGCTCGTGCAAGTTCGTCGCCCTGCTCTCAGACCACTGTGGGCGATGCGGCGGTGCGGAGTTGGACCCCGAATGACCATCGCAGTAAACCCCGCCAACGTCTCCTACCTCAACCGCAAGCCGTACATCACGACCACCGAGTTCCTGCGCTCGCCAATCGGTGCGACGGTAGACACCACCAACCTCGTCCCGAACGGCGACTACAAGGCCCAGGACGAGGCCCTGAAGGACATCATCACAATGGCCTCAGCCGAGGCAGACAACTACTGCTTCGGGCCCCTCGGGACGCTGTGCGCCAGCGAGAACGTCGAGCAGGGCCGCTACCGAGCCAACCGAGCGGGCTACTTCACGATCCACCCGGCCTACTGGCCGATCCTCGAGGTATCGAGCTTCCAGGTCGGCAGCTTTCCGGGCAGCCTGTTCTCCATCCCCATGAGCTCCTCGACGTGTTGGATCGACGAGCGCAGCTTCGTCATCACCGGCAGCGGCTACACCGCCACCTCAGCAGGCCCGCTCGACTTCGGAGCGGTGCGCCGCCAGAGCGGACCGCAGCAGTTCGTCCAATACACCTACGTGAACGGCTTCGCCAACGCCTTCCTCACCGCACCGGCGACCCAGGGAGCCACCTCGATCACCGTGGACGACGCCACCGGGCTCTACGCAGGCACGCCCTTCACCATCTGGGACGGAGCGCAGACCGAGAACGTGAGCATCGCCAGCACCTATGACGGCGAGAGCCTCACAGTCCCGCTCACGAACCCGACGACCTGGTATCACTCAGACGGAACCAACGCCTCAACCCTCCCGGCGACGATCAAGCAGGCCGTGATCCACCTGTGCGTCGCCAACATCAAGGCGCGAGGTGAGGGCGGGCTGGTGCTCACCGAGACCGGCGAGCCGACCACCGTGGGCGCACGCAACGACACCGCCGAGTTCGACATCAGCCGGGCTGAGGAGCTTCTGCACCCGTTCATCCAAGTGTGGGGCCGCTACTAATGAGCACGAACAGCCAACTCCTCGTCGCCGGCATCGCATTCCTGCTCGCCTTCGCTTTCATCGACAGAATCACGAGCAAGTGAGCAGAGCCACCGTCCGAGCAGCGGTGCAGGCCTACCTCGCACCAGGCAACAGCGCCATCCCCTTCCTCGGCAACGTCTACGCGCACCCGGCCAAGTTCACGCCCGAGGGCGAGTTCTATGACGGACAGGACCCCGGCCACTCCACCGGGGCCGTGATCTACCTCTACATCAGCGAGCAGGTCGAGCACCGCATCGCCCTCGGAGGGCCGCACTCGGGCGAGAAGGCCGTGGAATACATGATCCACATGGACTGCTTCATCCGCTCGCAGGGACAGCGCACCGAGGACGCAGGAGCCGACTCAGACACCTTCCTCGACGCCCTCGTGAGCTTCATCCGAGCCGACCGCAACGCAGGCAACCCGAGCGTGATCTTCCAATTGGGAGAGGGAACCTTCCCAGGAGGAGCCGACATCCAGGTGGACGCCCTCTACCCTCGACCCGTTCGTGC